CTAAAGTGTCTGTATCAAAAAGATGGAATCCTCTTGTAGTATCCCAGTCATTCCAATACAATTGATAAGGATTGCCCAAATAATATATGGATCCAATATTAGATCTAATATGAAAATGTCCAGAATATACACGTTTAAATCTTTCAAAGATAGGTGTCTCAGTACCGTGCTCCATCTTATGACCAGGAGTAGCAGTAAAACCATTAAGTTCTAAGTGTCCCATTACCACATCACACTTAGTCTTTTCTAACTTTTTAAATGTTCTCTTTTCATTCTCTTGGCATATCCAAGGAACCATTAGAATACCCAACTTATCTATTTTTATTTCAGTGGGTTCTGCATATACTTTTACATTATCATATTCTCTAAGAAGTAAATCTATAGCATTTACTTCATTTGTATTCTTATAATATGCTGTATGGTTCCCAACTATAGTATGAACCTTACATCCAATATCTCTAAGACGATCAAAGTAATTTAACTTCGACCATTGTAAGGCAGAAAAATCGATACCTTTACGGCTGTCGAAGGTGTCACCCATATCAACAATCGTAGTAATCCCCTCCTTCTCCAAGGTAGGAAAGAAAACATCCTCATAAAACTTTAAGAAATAGTCATGAAATAGTTTAGAATTTTTGCGAGCACCAAAGTGCTGATCTGTAATTATTGCTATCTTCATGGTTTGCTTATGTGTAAATTACCTGATAGAGTTATACGAGTATCATTATATCTATGTTTAGGAACATGATGCATTAGATATGCAGGAAAGGCAACAAAGGTTCCTTCTTTAGGTCTAATCCTTTTCCCACTATGAGTAAAAACAAGAGGAGGATAATACCACTTTGACTTTACAAAATATGCAAAACTAAAATCATTAGGTTTATGACAATGAGATTCTGCATAATCGCCCTTCTCATAAACATTTGCCCAAAAATTTCCAACTTTTAATATATCTCTTCCACCATCTGACATCTTACCTGGTTTATAATGCCTCTCAATCTCTTCTCTTATATAAGACTTTAAATTTCTAAAGGTAATATTCTCTGGTTCCCAATTCCACTCAGTATGAAGTGATGCTTTCACATTACTATTATTTTGTGGTATAGCAACAACAAAGGGTTTGTTTAATAAGGATTTAACTTGTTCTTTTACCTTATCAGCAAATTGATATTCACCTATTAAAATATCTGTTTTATGTTTAACAGAAATTACTTCCATCAATTACGTAACTTAGAGTGTACGGCATCCTTGATGGAATTATACTCTGCATAGCTGGATCCGTCAATCTGGTTATTATCATCAAACACTTCACTGTAACCAGATTTCTCAAGTATCTTGTTTTTAATTTCTAATTGACGTTTTTCTCTTTGTATTCTGCGGAGAAATGCATAATGTATAATCTGCGTAAAGTAAGCAAAAG